GAGAATATTCGGATGATCCTGTCACACCCCACGGTTCTGCATGTGCCAGAAATCTTAATTTCTCTCCTGCTGCACCTTTTAAATAGCAACTATATGTCATTGTATAACCTTCTGCTATTACTCCAGCGGGTAGTGCAAAATATGGGATTGTTTGAAATTGCATATTACCATGCACTGCGGATGATTGAGGAAACGGAGTATTTTCATTGCTAGCGCCACCTCCATCTGCTCTTAGTGTAGTTGAATACGTTGTATCAAAATTTATAGGATTTTGAAATATTGCTTTTATCGCAAATTGTCCAGATGGATTTGGTTCCAAAACTGGCTCAAGCCGGAGTGCCTTTTTATCATCAACCTCTACAGGATCGCCACTAAAAACTATTACTCCATCATTTGGCCAATTTCCACCAGATCTCCAACCAAATAAAGAATCCATTGTTCTGCCCTTGAGTAAATTAGGGGTTAGTTGAAAAATATCTGTTGACGGCTCAAATGATTCTACTTCCCTGACCTCATCAATTATTCTCTTACCCATAAAATAAGCATTATTAATTCTAATCATGCCGTTCATGAATGTCATTGGCATATTATTTTCAGTGCCAAACGAAAGTACATTAGAACCTAATGTTCCAAATACTGCATTTGGTGGTGGATCTTCATCTGAAAACCAATTCATACAATTGTATGCAGCTGTTCTAAAATCTTCTAAATATTTTTCATCATTAATAAATGCAGGTGAGAGAATAACTTCAGTTCTGTCTCCAGAAATCTTTTGTAGAATAAATTTATTTTCTCTGACAAAAAGTTTATCTCCCTGTACTGTATTTGAATCTTCATCATCTTGCCAAGCGTAAAAATAACCATTTGTATGTTTATTATAGTTTCCATTAAATATTTTATCATCTTCATTAACCAAAATTGGAAAAGGACTTCCAGCTTGTAATCTTAGAAAATCAAATTTAACTGTGAATCTTCCTCTTCTAAAACCAAGCTCACGCAACATATTCCCTGCATTTAATTCTGTGATAGCAGGTTTTCCTGGTATAGCCTGATTAACATATGAATCAATTTTATCATTTGTAAAATATTTAGATGAAATTACCCCACCATCATTTCCATAAACACATACTCTAATTAAATCAGCTTTATCTGCACCAAATGCAAGATCAGGCCACTTTGAAGAATTATATTGCTCATTTTTTAATTGGTCGTAAAACTCAACATCTCTAAATGACTTATAATCAAGTGTATCAGGACGTCTAATTAGATTGTAAATTTTTTCAGGTATATCTACATCTCTATTTAATTTTTGATCTATTAAACTATGTTTTAAATCAAAATCTAATTCTATATGCGGCTTCTTTGTAGGCTCTTGTGCTCGGGCATTCCTTGCAGATGTAGCGCTATCAGCCCCATTCGGTCCATAATTATTGGTGTTTTGTTTTGCAGCCATGTCTAAAACTCTTTAAAATCTCTATCAAAAATATCTTTTGCCTCTATTTTTGTACGGTACCTCCTTTTGTACAATTCAACATATAATTTTTGATTTGGATCATCGTGTGATGTACCGTCAGAAATCTTTTCATATAATTGAATTACATCAACAGAATTTCTAAGTGTGTCCCAATATTCCCCTCCACGATCAGTAAATACTTTTCTAACATTATTAATATTTGCATTGTACTTACCTTCATCACGTGCCTTTAAATCCGTGTAATGTTCGTTTGCTAGTAATTCTTTGTTTGTATAGGGCATTATCTTACAACTTTAAATTGATGTTTTCCATCATAGTATTGTACTGTTTTATTAATACCCGACCCTGACTCGATTTTAAATTCTATTCTATAAAATCTTTCAGGTTGTATTCCTTGCGTCCTTAATTTAAAATAATTGCCAATAGTATCACAACTTATTTTTGATCCTTCGCCATAAGGTACTATTATATCTTCTGTTTTCTCATCAACTATAGAATAAAATGTTGACGCACTTGGTAAAGTATTAACTGTTAAATATTCAGATGTCGTTGAAAAAGTTTTTGAAGGATATTTTTCTTTTCCTTTAACTCTAATTTTTGTTAACGTACCAACCTTGTACTTATGATTAAAGTTTTCTAAATTAATTTTAAGTTGATCAATCTGTGTAGATGTAAGTGCTGTTAGCGATCCTGTGTCCCATGTTGAATCATCCCAAACTGCTTCTAATTTTGGAGGAAATACTGTATGTGTGTCAGAAGAAAAGAATTTAAACATTCCATAATCTGTGCTACTAGTTTCTTCACTACTGCCTCTTTTTATAAGAAATCCGTCGTTGTTTATACTTCCGCTTATCCAGCTATTAATAATTCCTGTCACATCAAATTTTGGATCAAAGGATTTATTTTTATCAAAAGCATATGAACTGGAGCTAGCCTCATACCAAGTTCCACCCAATCTATCATCAACAGTCGACCACTTATATTGCGATTCTGTACTAGCTGTCCTATATTTCCATGATACACCATCTTGAGTTTGCGGAACATTAATCAATTTACCTGTTCCTTCTGTCCAGCTTTGAGATACTGCATTAGCATATATCACTGTTGAATCTTTTACTTCAATGGCACCTGCATCATATAAATTCAAATAAAATTTTGCATTAGATCCTATTTCTCCATTAGCAACAGACTTGGAAATTTCTGTTAGCGGAAATTGAATTACCGCTCTACATACTGTATTAAAGTCTGAAGAATTTTCTTTGAATGTTTTCCCAACTTCAAGTAATTCATCATACCCTTGATTCTTCAGGCTACCAGTACTATCAATATCATTACCTCTTAATAGTGTCGCGTCCTTATCAGCAAATACAAAATAATGAGCCATTAATAATCTCCCAAAACTTTACCAACAATATCTATATTTGGGTACCTAACTTCAAATATTGAAGGATCAAGAGACGGATAAAGAATATCTTTAGAAGTTGCATCTTTAATATTATATATATTTCCCGAATATCCGTTCTCTTCTTTAAATTTATTTGTTACAACAATAGTATCCTTATCAGGATTTTCATCAGGTGGTGGAACAATATTATTAACACCCTCAACTAACGACATTTCATAAGAAACATCTTGCAAAATAATTGGTTGATTCACTTGCCACTTATCTATGTCAAAATAATCTTTAACTTTTTGTATACACTTCAATAATATTTCATTCTTATTGTATCCTTTTTTCACATATAGCGCAAATCTAATTCCTATATTGATAACATACGCATCCTTAATATTGATAGCATCTGTTAAAACTCTATATGGCCCAAGATAAGTTTTTATATTTCTCTTTGTTGCTTCATTTACAGCTGTCAGTTTTTTATTATGATTGTATCCTAAAACGTAAAAATTAAGTGCCATCGGATTTGTGACACGACCACCTTCGCCCATAAGCTCTGCTATAGAAACTTGTCCCCCCAACTTTTCTAATGTTGGCATATCAATTATGCCATCCTGAATAATACCCGCACCAGTTTCTAACTGATCATCTTGAGTGATATAAATCTTCTGAACATTACCATATTTTGCAGGTAGATTATAAACTCTAGTAATATAATCTTCTTTTGAAACTGCTCTATTTTGTGCTTGAAAATATGCTTTTGTATTTTCTTTTATTTCTGTTAACGTCTCTTCACCTCTTCCACCTGTAGCAGGAATTGGGTTTGTCACAGCAAGTGAAGCTTCTGTTTCTCCTACTAATGCATTATCTAAACCTGATACAGCTATTGATTTATTTAAACCTCTCAGTGATGTTACTGAGCCAGCAGGTACATTTGCAGATACTCCTCCGCCATAAGAATATTGTACAGTTAGTATCGTGTTAGCAGGGGCAGCTCCATAAACAGCGGTATTCAAAAAATTTGATGGGTCTAATGCTGCTGCATTATTTAAATAATTTGTATTTGTAAAACTATTTCCAATCATTGACGGGTTTGGAATTATTTCTTCATCTGCAGAAGTGGATGTTCCAGATCCAAACTGTAATTGTGATTTTCCCTCTATTGTAATTCTTATTTTAAATCTATTATTTGTTCTTGTCATCTTAAGTAAATACGGTGTGGTGTCATTATAGCCTCCTAAATTAGGATCATTTTCAGCAGTATTTGCTACATTATCAAATACTAAATCTTGTGCTAATGACTCAACTTCATGCCACTTATTGCCGTCTGCGTCAGTTACAGAAATAACTTCTAATACACCAGGATTGGATAAAGAAATTCTATCATATGCTTTTGCATCACCAAATGAGAATGTTTCTGTCACAATTGTACCGCTAACAGCCCTTACTGATTTTTTCAAAAGAAATTTTGTAGGTGAGCTATCATTTACATCGTATATTTCAACAGTCGTGGGATCCATTGAACTAGAAAATGCAAAATTAATTTGATCTAAAGTTCTAAAAGTCTTACCATATTGGCTAGATTCTACAAGGCTTCCCGCATCAATTGTATAGGAATAATCATAATTTGGTTTTGCGCCATCACCTGTACCGATAGCTGGTACTGTTTGGTAAAAATCTAATTTTGCAGTTGATGGCGTGGCAATTGTTGGCTTATACCCATATGATTGTGCAATATCAAATATTGTTTTCTTCTCTTCTGCATAAGCAAGAAGTGATTCTCTAAATTGTTCATCAACATAAAATGATAATACATCTCCTATATAAGACGACATTTCTATAAACATCATTCCAGGAGATGCTTCATTAAAATCAGCATATGAATTAGGAAAATATGTTTTAGCATACTCCACTAAGTCTGATTTAAAATTATTAAAATTTTTATTTAAGTAGTTAACTTGTTTTGGCTTTAATTTTGTGCTTGCCATATTATACTATATTCCTTGCTAATCGTAGAGAAATTGAATCTGTTGCATTATGACTATTCTCAATTTCATATCCCATCGATATGTTAAGATAATTTTCGTCTTCTTGTGCATCAATAATTAAATTAATAATATGCACATGTGGTAGCCATGTTGCTACAGTATCTTTAATACTAGTTTCTAATTTTTTCTCTAAATCAGGATCAAAATTTTCAAATAATAAATTAAAAATATTACTTCCAAATTCTGGTTGTCCTAATCTTTCACCCTTGACTGTTAAGAGTAAATTTTTTAAATTTGTTTTTGTTTGCTCAAGTATAGTTGATGAAGATGCAAAAAATCCGTTCTGAGAATTCCTTAACGGAAATACAATTCCGATTTTAGAATCCGGATCCTTATCTCTCGCCCTAGTTGACGCAGTTCTTGGATTTTCCAGTGCCATTATATAATTTTACCTTTACCACTGTTTTTACTTAATTGTGAAGCCATTGTACTTGTAACTGGCTGAAATGCTCCACCAAGCTGATTTGCTCTTGCCCTTGTAGTTAAATATCTTTGTCCTGAATTTGTAGTTATGATTCCAATTTCTAAACTGTCTTCAAGATCATTTATTAACACACTTCTTTCTATAGGCGTCAAATTAGGATTACCAAGCGCATCAACACTAAATACAGATTGCAAAGCCTCAATTAGTGGTGTAAAAGAATCTCGTTCCATTAGTGGAACAGAAGATACGCCACCACCTCCACTGCCCATAGTAACTTCAGCTCTCGATACATAATCATGAAAATCTTTAGCTTCTCTCCGAGCCTGATCAACATTCTGTTTCATCTCTTGAATCTTTGGCTTTGTCTTAAGAAATTTATTTTTAGCTGTGTGCTCGTTCTTTCTATTAGATATATTTTTTGCTAGTCTATTAACTTCTAGTGCCATGTTTATCCTCTATTGCTTTTACTACTTTTGCTGAATGACCACTAAAAGCTTTTTTTAAAAATTCTGGTGTGCTGGGAGCCATTTCTATTCGTTGCTGTCCGGTAGTAGCTGTTTCTAATACTGCTTGTTGTTCATAGAATTTCTCTGGTGAATCAATTGCGCCACCACCCATAGTAGGATATTCCTCAAACTCTTCACCTGTAGATATTCCACCTTTCGTTTCATTTAAAATTTTATTTAAAATTGGATCCTTAGCAAGCTGTTGACTATCTGGTTCAGGCCCAGTATAATAATCAGCTGCATCAACTTCTGTTATTGTTGGATTTTTCATTTCATCAATAACTATATTAATTTGTTTGGCGACTTCTTTTTCTACCATTTCTTTCATCACCTTTTTAAGTGCCATTATTGTGTTTGCTTTCATCTTATGTGACCTCTTCTATTCCTTTAATTAAGTTTGAAATTTCCTTATCTTCCGGAAACCTTCCTAATTGTTTTTTACTAAAAATCAAATGACCGTTTGCTTTAATCTCAAATACTCCACCACCTGATTCTATTAATTCTGGATTGATTCCAAACATTTTGCTTAACTCATCTCTCAAACTGAGGGCTCTTGGTTCGTAATTTCATTGCATGCAATATTCAATAGATATATCCATTATGTATAATTAACTAAAGCTTGCTGTTTTTGTATAATCATCTAACTCAGTTAGACATTCACTTAAATCGAGAATTTGTGAGTCTAGCATTGCATCAATCTGATCTTCATTTAAATCTGCATTATCAGATGTTCCCATACCGCCTTCCCCTCCAACAGACCAATCTCCTTCATTAGCATCGTATGGTATTGTTGCAGGAGCTGTCAATTCTGATCCTCCTGGACCTATTGCTTGACCACTACCAAGTTCATCACCAGCATTTAAATCCATACCTGGTGGAAAATAATCGTTCCCCATATCATCAAATCCAAGATTAGAATCTAGGCTACTGTCTAAATTTGGTTGACCTCCGCCACCGCTAGCGTCTCCTAAATCTCCAATACTTCTATCTACATAAACACCACCTAATGCCTCACATTCTTCTTGACTTAAGCCGGCTGCAGCTCCTCGATTCATTGCGCACTGTGCAATAATTTTTTGCAATAAAGCAATTAATTGTGGTAATATTTTTGACGCGTCCATCATACTCCTCACAGCCATCTCAATTAAAGTTGGAATACCCATTATCATTTGAAGTGCTAACAACAAAGTTTGTACCATTTTTAATGGTGCAAATAACCACATTAAAAGTTTTAGTGCCTTCTTCAGTTTTTTAATTATCTTAGAAATTTTAGCCATGATAGCATTAATTCTGTTAATTGCTGCCACAACTTTTTGCATTATTTCTATCAGTTTGGAAACATCAGGTAATAATTCACAGGCCTTATCAGGATCAAGTTCTACTAATGCTACTAGATTCTGTGTCTTTGCAATAAACTTTCCTGTGAGTTGCATGAGCTCATTTATCTTTTTTTGTATTTCTACCCACCAAGTCATATCCAACCCGGGAATGTCTAATTCTAAATCTAAATCATCTAACATGTCTTCTAATCTAGATTGAGATTCTGGCGTTGTACCAGCTAATTCTTGTAAACTACAATACTCATCATCACTATCTGCGCCTCCTGGAGAAACAACTGCACCAGCACTTGATACAGAGGAATTTGAATCATTTACTGTATAGGGTGCAGAATGTTCTTTACCATTTTCATCCAAAATTTTTCCATTTATAATGAGGTCACCTTCTTTTACTTCGGTGCCGGGTGCAAATACTCTTGCTTCAGCACCCATACCTTGATGAACAACATCAACACCATTAGCATCTGCTGTAAACCCGTCTTCTGTTACAAAATCACCGGCGCCTAACTGCGAGCCCATAGGAAACATTTGTTCCATACTCAAATTTATACCAAATACTTGTGCTGCTGCCTGATTTTTTTCTAATTCAGCATCAGATAAACCTGATGAATCAGACCCTACACCACCAGTTTTAGTTGCTGATCCGCCAATAATCTGATCACCCATCAATAAACTAGAGTTTGCTTGAAGATGTCTTTTAATTGTTGTAATATTTTTACAGTCTAATGGCATTATAATCCGGGTTTGGCGATTTTTGATATTTTAACATTCTTACTCAATATTCTAGTTTTTATAAATTGTTCGTTAGACAATACTGATGTCCATCCTCCTAATGCATTGCCAGCTGCCATTCCTTCTGGAATTGGTACTCCACCACCGACATTACCAATGCCAGTAAGACCTGCTATTCTTCCTGCAAAGCTATCTAGTGTTTTAATCAATTCTGCAAGAAAGGTTACTAAGCCCTCTCCCAATACTGCTGATTGTAAATTATCATCATTAGTATCACCTAGCTTTACCACTGAGCCAATAATATTTGCATTATTTTTAGAAACAATATTTACTGTGTTACCTGCAAATATATTTATTTGTCCTGTTTCAGAGCTTTCCTTAGTATTAAATATTAATCTATCAGAATCAAGAATAATTGCGGCTGCTCCAGCTGTTGGTACATCAGTTGTTCCCTCAACCTTTGGTGAAACTTTATACTTGATTTCTTCGTCTCTTGTCATATAAAATGATGCTTTATCAGTATCAATATCTTCTATTCGTGTTGTACCAGCAGGTATTGATGTTGATGTAGTCTCAGGAGAAATTCTCATTTTAATTACAGCATTATTAGGATTTAGTTCAGTATCGCCAACTGTTTTAAAATTAGTTCCCAATCTTATTGATTGATCATTTCTTCCATTTAATGCCCAATCCCCTGGATATTGTTTAACAGGTCTGGGCTTTTTATTCCACGCGAAGTGATTAAGAATATCATCAATATTATCAGTTGTTATCTTGCCTGTTTCAGATGAGTCTCCTTTAAAATTCAACATAATATTATGAGAGACTTTATTTTGTGTATTTAATGGTTGAAAATAAAATGTTTGTCCACCATAATTAACAATTCCTACCATCTCCCCAACAATAGGATATGACCTAACTTGTGCGTCTAAAGGATGAATCCAGCTACCTGCCGTTGGTAATATTGGAAAATCAATAGCAGGTGTAGCAACCTTAATACAGCCAATATGCTCAATATCCGGGCCATCTTCTTTATCTGTGAAGTCATCTTCATTATAAACTACATGCTCAACAGTTGCTGCTACTGTTTGCATTGTTACAGTTTCATTCTCATCAATTAGCCATTGAGCAATATCTTTTATTCTATGCTCATCAGCTGTAGTTCTACTAAGTTGCAGCGGCTTTTTTCTATGTGATTTAAGCTTATCTTGTACAACTCCGGAGTCGCCGTTTGACATTAACTAGCTCCCATTTATTTTATGTTATGTTTAAATTTATATCGTCTACTTCTTTTTGTAAGTCTTTTGTGGCTTCTTCTAGCTTACCAATGATCTGTTCTTTTTCGACGTCAGATAAACCAAACTCACCATCTGCAGACTTAGATTCTGTTTGAATAACCCTTTGAACAACCGCTGCCAACTTAACTAATACTTCATCATTTCGTATATTTGCCTCCATATAATCACTAATCATAGGAAATAGTTGGATAGCAGAGTTTGGGTCTTTAATATAAGTCATTAACTCCTGAATCAGAGTTTCAATCTGAATCTTATTTCTATTAGAGTTATGATCGATCTTCTTGAAAAGATCGGCTAGAGAAGTTCCTTTAAATAATTCATAATCAGCAGACATAAAAACATCCTTTGATTATAAATATAGAGAACTATTAATTTAATCGTTTAGAACCGGATATAAATATATCACCCTCACCATCCCATTTACCCCATAAATTCTTGTAATGAGTTCTCATAACATTTAAAACTCTTGTTATGTGTTGAGTTTGATATCCGGAAATTTCTCTAAGTAAAATGTACAATGCCTTCTTATTGAAAATTTCAATAGAACCAACGCGGCTCATCAACTCTATAATAGAAAGAGCAATTGTAATGTCGCGTTCTTTTTTAAATACAACTGTAATATTGTCTTCCCAATAATCAACAACAGCATTAAAGAAGGCTCTTTGTTCAGCTGTTTCTACAGTCTCATCATTATAAGCTGTATTTTTTACATCCTTATGTTTAAGATCTAAAACATCATTATGTGTTTTCATCTTTTTGTAATTGTTATTATTGTGACAAATCAACCAATTTTTAACAACAACACTAAAGTAGCTAAATGCTTTTCCCTTACCCTGTTGATACTTTCCTAATCTGGTTATCATAAATGAAATTACTTCATGTTTTACATCTTCTAAAGGGATATCAAAATAATAAAATTTAAATGTATGAATAATATTTTCTACTAATTTCTCAAAAGGCTTGCGCATATGCTCATTGTAAATTTGATTTTTCTCTCTATGATCGTCAGAATTATTGTAAGCAATAATAGCTTCTTCAGTATCTAATGTAAAGTACATTCTTGTTGCTGATTTTTTACGCGGCATCTTGTGGGTCCTCTGTTATATTGTCTAATTTGTTTAAAGATTCTTCTAATGATTTGAATATAGCACCAACCTCATCATCTGATTCAAATGCACCTATTGTATCTAAATCTCTCATTTCACGTAACGTATTTTGTATTTGTAGATATGTTGAATCAATCCATTGTTCGAGGTTATCACACTTAATGTACAAGTTTACTATAACATATAGTTGAACAATAGAGATCACACCAAGTACTACTGCTATTTCAATTATCATTTGAATAAATCCTTTAGTTTATCTGTGTCTAAATCCTTTACTAATTCTTCGTCTTTGGTTTCACCTTTCATGTACTTTGGAAAATCAATTCTAGAATCTCCTGACAACATGAACGTCTCTTTTTCTTGTCGTGCTGCTGATGAATCTGCATAATGAATAATATGTGGAAGATTTGTCTTCATTGCTTTCCACTCTGCGCCCTCCATATAATATGACTTATTTGCTTCTTCATATAAGCCATCAGCTAATCTAAGACCCAAGTACTCTGACTCTGACATATCAATTTTAAATTTATTAAGAATCCAAATTGCCCTGTCAGTTACTGTCATATAATGAATTGCAGGATTATGTACATAATATTGTTGTAGCTTTTTTGCACGCCACTCATCAGTATTAGTTAAATAATAATCCTCATCCATATTTCCAACCTTACCTAAGTCATGAAATAATGCAGCAAATACTACTGATTCTTCAGAAATATCATCAACGAACATGTCCTGTGATTTAAATAATTCATAATAAGATTTTGCCCATCCTATTATATTAATCACATGTGCGACATAACCGCCTGGGAAGGCATTGTGAAACCATCCTGTTCCTGATGCTGGCGCTAATATCATTCTATCTTTAAAATGATCATGTAACTCTTTTATTTTTTCTAATCTCTCACCATCAAATGTCTCATCGATAATGCTTTGTAACCCAGCCCAGTTTTCACTGATCTGCTCTGCAGTCAATCTCATGCATTCTCCTTAGTCCACGGTAATTTAAAAATATCACAACCCGTAAACTTATATGGTGATACGTTTTTTGATTCCAAAATATCGACATAGTTGACAAACTTTGGATTCATTGTGTCCCGTACTTGATAGACACCGTCCTTATTGTCCGCCCCCTTGAGTAAAATAAAATCTCCATAATTGAATGGGCCGCCCCACCTTTTTAAGAGATTTCTAGAAAGCGCAACAAATTTATACTCTGATGCATTCTTAATACGAATCTTAGTTCCATCAGCTGTAATATTCGGTGTGTTGTCTGTTTGATACCGCGTTGGTTGATACATCGTCACGTTAACTTTAATTCCGTAATCATAGAAAGTACTTAATTGATCTTTTAAATCATCATTCTGATTTATAAGCGTCTTATAGTGCTTATGATAAATTTCTTTATGTTGTTTCATAAAATACGTTGACACATACCCATTAACCATAGTGATTATAATTAAAGATAAAATGTACTTATATAGGTTTAGCATGGCGTGCTCCTTGTTGTTAATAGAATCTAATAACAATTTGCTATACGCGTAAAGGTTTTTTTTCATATTTTTTGTGGGCGGGGGAGGTTTGACCCTCACGACCTATAGTCTCCCGCCCGTTATCCTTACTTAGAAGGTATAACTTACTCGTACTGAGACGTCTCCATCTGCTGACAATTCTGTACGAATGTACGAATTGCTGTAATGATAACCAACACCATACATGGTCTCGGTGTCATCACCAACAGATGAGTATCCTACAAGAGCAGTGATACCTTTAGTAAAGGACGGCGAGATTACGGCTCTATACCATAAGTCCCCACTCGTTTCTTCACTAAGGTCATACTCAAAATAAGATGTAATTGAACCAAATGAATCATATGAAAATTCTCCACTTACGTCCAATAAACGTGCTTCATCACTATTGATAGAAACCCCAGCAGTATGACCAGCTAAACCATAAGATGTTCTCATGGAATATGCTTCGCCATCGCCGTAAAATCCAGCAATACCTACACCCGCAAATTCGGTAGATGCTCCAAGTCCTACGGCATAAGCCTGGGAACTTGGTTCACTAACGAATGGATTACCTGATGGTCTATGCCAATGATTGGCAATACCAAAAGGAACCCTCTGTTGTCCAAGTGTAACGGAAGTAAATTTAGCATCTACATTGTAATATGCTTCTTCTACGTTCACGCCACCTTCTGACAGATGCGATGTAAGTTTCCATCCTTCACCACTATAAGAGATTCCTGTATATGGAGAAGTAAAAGATACTGTATCACCC